CAGCTTTACCAGTCTTTGAGTTCTCCATCATATCAAAAGATATTCTAGTCTTACCATGTGCATCTGCCGATGCCTGAGAGATTGCAATAACGCAACAGTCATGCCTCTTAGCTATCTCTCTTGCTCCTGTATACACAGCTCTAAGTTTTTCATCTGTTCTTGTAAAGTTACCAGACACACCTACCTTATCTAACTGATCAATAATGAGGATGTCAGGTTTGTTGCTACTGCAAAAACTGTCAACGTCATCAATAGTCCAATCAACAGTATCCATAAGTTTAACATTATCTTTTATCTCCTTCCATTTTTCTTTTGCTAAATCTAAATTATCGGTAATCTCATCTCGTGTCATACCTGTGTGCGCATTAATTACTCTCATCTGAGTTCGGATTGCAGGTTCCTCATTAATTAACGCACACACTTTTGCACCTTGCGATGCAAATCCTTTTAAACCACCAACAAGATTAACCCAGAAAGCAGTTTTACCTGACTCTGGTCTGGCAAATAGTATAACTAAATTACCTGGGCCAATACCTGGAACTTGTTCGTGTAAACTTGGTAGATTAAATTCAAACTTAGTTTGAACATCTAAAGACTCTAATAACTCTGGTATATCTTCTGTAACTGATTCGTGCTCATCTGTATCTTCATCCGTATTATCTAGTAACTGTTTGATTTCATTAAACGATTTGTCCTGCCCATTAAATATATCTGTAGCTATAACTGCCACCTTGTGTGCAAGATTTCTTTTGTATACTGCTTCAATGATATCTGTGGCAACAGATTCATTTGGCTCTTGCTCATCTTTTATTTCTTGTACAAGAGTTTCAAAGTTTAATCTCGCAGCTCGTGTCAATGCAGGATTATATTTTTCTGTGTGTAAATCTATCAGTTCATCTATTGTAAGATCTTCTTCGTAATCTTTGTGTGCTTTCTCTATTGTAGAATAAAAGTTACCAAGCCCATTGGTAAATGTAGTCTTAGATACTTTGCCTTTGTTTCTTTCGTAAAAATTTTTTTTAAGTAGTAACTTAATTAATTGTCGTTCCTGCATAACATTTCCTTTATCTCTTCTGGTTTAAAATACTTTAGATCATCTTCTAACATGACAACTCTAGTATGTGCTACCATACCTACTTCTCTTGCTATGTCAAATGCTTTCGTTGTTGCATCTCTATCTAATGCTACGATAACATTCTTAAATCTTTTCTTTATTACTGTTGTGTATTCTTGTGGTAAACTTGTACCCATTAATGCTAGTCCTGCAAAGTTATCTGATACTGCACATGCTGATGCACAATCCTCTACTATCACTGCAGTATCTCCACCACCACAAATGAATGGGTATTTTTTACTGCCATATACATACCACTTTGGCAGCACATTGTAATTTAAAGATCTGCCCACACCTCCAATGATCTTGTCTTCATCATCATGCACCATAAATACTACACGATCTAGTGCAGGATCAAACCTCACATCTGCTTTATTAGTATTGAAAGCTGTAAATGAATTATTGTTCATCAAGTATCTAAGACATCTATTGCTGGAGTGTGGGGATATAAAATTTTTTGGTACAATAAAATCTACATCTACTTTATCCTTATCTTGATAGATAAAATGTTCTATATCATGCATAGTTTTCTCAGTGTAGTATGCACCTTTGGCATCACAAGATGCAGAGAAACAGTACCATAATACTTTTGAGTCTTCCTTGCTAATTGAGAAGGTATTATTACGCATGCAAAAAGGGCAATCCATTCTTATGGACTGCCCTTCATCTAACCCTAAATCTTTTATAACTTCTATCTGATCTGCGTAATTCATGTGAAACCTATAGCATAGTTTTTATTTTTTGTCAAGTATTAGTGGGAGCAGGAACGACTAACCTGCTCCCTGATACGAACACTACCTCTCTAGCTAGCTTTGGGTTTTACCATTTGTTCATACCAATATCGTGTCATTGCAAGGTTTGATCATTGTAATCATTCTCAAGCTCTGTTATGAAATCATCAACGGCTTGGGCAACTGAGTTAGGCAAATCAGTTAGCAACTCGTTGTGCCAAGTGCCGTCTTCAT